GGAGAAGAATGACTCTAAACTCGCAGTTTTTTTAACATTCCACCCAATAGAATCAAGAATAATCTTGAGTGGTTCTAGAAATGCTTTCTCAAATTGTAGTTCATAGTCTATGTATTTGTCAAGATTAAGTTCCTTTGGAAAATCTTGGATGAAGGTAATTACATTTTCATGAATGATATTTGGTTTCTTAAGGTAAACAAATTTAATTTTTTCTCCGTTTTGAATAAGAGAATATTTGTTCGTCAACTTATTCTTTTTAATGTAGTAATTAAACAGAAGTGCCCCACGAACATGAATTGGCGTTCCCTTAATATAAATGTCGGATGAAGAAGAGTACTTCTGAACATCAGAAGCTGACCTTGGGAAAGAGATAGATTCTGGAGGAAGTGTCCTGAATTCAAGGCGACATTTATCAATGTAATTAATTACATCATCTTCTGTTCCGTTCATCAAAATTTTAAAGCAATCTTTTAGCATCTTACGACAAGATGCAGGTGTGGAAGACTTAATTGCTTCAATTCCTTTGATTTTCAGTTTTGGTTCTTCATAACGAACTCCTTCACTATCCCAGACACTGAGAATATATCGCTTCTTCGCGGTCCAAATGCCACGCTCAGCAATACACTCACGCTTCATAAACATCTTTTGTTCATAAGCATTTACATAGTCAGCCAGTTCTTGGTAAGAACTTTCAATATATTTTTCAAATTCCACTTGACAGACCTTATCAAGGAACGAAACAATGCCTTGAGTAGTTTTCTCTCTTCCTTTGAATACACTTTCAACCAAAGGACCCATATTAATATAAAGAGAATCAGTATCTGAAGCAATAACATAATCTACATTTCCACTCTTAAGAATTTTATTTAAGTAGGAATTAACTTTGTCCATAATCCATTGAATGGAAACCTGGCCAGACAATGTAATTGCTTCAGCGTTTGCAAGTTTATAGTAACGAAAATACTGATTGCCAATAGCACCATAGGCAGAGTTAAGTTGAATCTTACGTGCCATCTGGATATTGTTGCAGCGAGCAATCTCTTTAATCAACTCTTTGTTTTTTGTTTTTTCATATTCTTGCTCAGCAGCAAGCATTTTCTTCTTGAAAATAACACGTTCATTGTAAATCTTTTCCATCAATTCAGGAAGAAATCCACGAATGTCTTTACGAAACATTGCACCATTTGCACAAACTGAATAGTCTTTGTACATCTCAAAACTGAGACTTTGATTAAGAATCTTATCTACAGAAACTGTCGGATGCTTTTCTTCAAGAAGAGTTTCAGGACTGATGTTATACATCATAATCAAGTGTGGGTACAGTGAGTTCAAGTCAAAACTCACAACCCAATCATACATTCCAGGAACTGGTTCCTTTACATATGCACCAGCATATTTTTCATCTTTCTGTGTTTTGTTCTTTGGAGGAATAACAATGTTTCTTTTTTTGAGATACGTGTAGATAATATTATCCCACATACGAACTTGATAGAACACATCAGCATAATTTACTTTTGCGTCATATGCCATTGTCAGGGCAAGTTCAATCAATTTCATCTTGTCTTCCAGACGGTCAACAAGTTCTACGTCAATAATGTTATATTCAATGAATTTTTGCCACCCCTGCGTATAAAAGTCCTTAAAGGTATCAAACTCAGAGTGGTCAAGTTTTTTCTGCCCCAACTCAACTTCGGCAATATAATCAAGGCGATATGATTCCTGTACCTTATATGTAAACTTCTTATAGAGGTCAAGATAATCAAGTTGAGTAAGACCACCAATATCAAATGTAGTGTGCTTTCTTCCTTGAATATAAGTTTCTCCTTCAGTTACAAGTCCCCAGTTAGAGAAACGCTTCATTAGTTTTTCACCAAGAACACGATTCAGTCGCTTACAGATATAAGGGACATCATAAAGTTGAATGTTCCACCCAGTAATAACATCAGGAACATTAAACATCCAATAATTGATAAAATTATTGAGAAGCTCATATTCAGAAGGACAATAATGATAAGTCAAGTCCTTACGATTGTGTTTAAACGGTTTAACTCCCCAAGTAATAATCTCTTTAGTAGTGTAATCCTGAATACTAATTGCAAGAATTTCCTCAGAACAAGATTCTACATCAGGGAATCCCCCTTCAGAAGCAACCTCAATATCTAGAGTTACAAGTTTGATTTTACTAATATCAAACTTAATTTCGTCCTCTGGATATTTTTCGGAAATATATTGACAGATGTACCTGTCATTCCCATAGATCTCAAATCCATCTACGCTTTCATACTTTTTATAGAACTCACGACAATCTCGAATAGTTCCTGGTTTTATTGGTTCTACAAATTCTCCACTTAGGGTTTGATACTTTGAATCTTTTTTGGTTTTTACGAAGAGAGTTGGATAAAACTCATCTCTGTTTTCAAATCGTTTTCCATTTTCAACTCCGCGAACAAGAATTTGATTTCCAATCAATTGAACATTAGTATAAAAGCGTTGAGTCATTCTTTAATTAAATCCTGATATTTTTCAAGTAAAGTTGGAGTGGGATCAACAAGAGTAAGAATCTTGTCAGAACTCATCATAAATGTTTTTTCTTTCGTATAACCACAAAGAAATGGTTCTAAAGTTTTATCACCTTTTACAACAAATGGTGATACAAGTTTGCAATCTGGTTCGCCAATGTCAGCACCAACTTCCTCAATTTGAGATATCAAAATTTGCTGGTTCATTAGTACCAATACTTTGATTATTTTTTCCATTGTTTAAGATGTCCTCTTCATACATTTTTAGTAGTTGATCTATAGGATCAACAAGTGTAATTACCCAGTCCAAAGATACTGGAATTTTGGTATCCTTCGTTAAAAGAATCCAAGGAGTCAATCTGATTTTTACCGAATCAGTTTTTTCCTTATCATTATCTTCTTCCCTGACTCGCATTTTAATGCTGCAAGGTTTATTAAAAATATAACCAACTACTTTTTGTTCAGGTTCTTTGCCGACTACCATTTCTTGAACGTCAGCAATTACGTCTTCGCCCGATTTTAAAAGAGCAAGTTTTACAGTCATTTTTACTCCATACCTCTAAGTATTCTAGCAAAAAAAAAGAGGGGAGTCAACCTGGATTTTGCCAGGGTCCCCTCGCGCCGACGATATTCAAAAGTATTTATCTCTTTCTTTTGAACTTACACACTTTCTTTCCAGGAAGCATAGCATATGATGTTGTTCCTGCCCAACCACACTTTGCTTTTGGCGGTTTTGCATCAGCACCAAAGTCACCTTTCATTTCATTTATAATTTGCATAAATTCCTGGAAAGTTTTCATTTTTTATTTTTATTTAGAGATAATCCTTTCTCTTATGGTGATCAGGAACAATCTTTTTCAAGTTGACAGAGAGGAGTCCGTCTTCAAATGATACATCTGAGACTTCTGTATCGTCTGCCATTGTCCACGCTCTCTTGAAAGATCGTTGAGCCAGTCCCTTATGGACGTAGTTGGCATCAGATTCTTTATCATCCTTTTGTCCCTCAACAAAAAGTTTTCCATCTTGCGTATAAACATAGACTTCTTTCTTTTTAAATCCAGCAAGTGCGAGTTCTAGTCTCGATTCGACGTTACTGACTTGTACAAGATTATATGGCGGATAATTGGAAGCAGTTTCGTGAAGATGAAATAGACGATCAAAGTATTCATCCATTCCAATACTATTACGAGCAATCCTATCCATCAAGGCAGGAATATCCGCAGCAGTATAACGTGCAAGGTTCGTCATTATTGTAGCTCCTTTTTAAAGCGAGTTTGTGTTTTGTGGACCCTTTCGGCATCCATTACTAATTATACAAGAAACGAAAAAAAGAGGAGGGGTAAAAACCCAACCTCTTTTTAGGGTGTTCCGACTTTTGTAGAGACCGCACGAAAGGTCTCAGTTCTATTTATTCGGTTTCTACAGTCTTACCTTTTTTGCCAATATTATACTTCTGTTCCAGAATCCAATCTCCCTTGTCCTTATAAGCAAGAACTTTAATTTGATTCAGAGGGGCAATATCAGAAACTTTATCTTGATCAATCACGGTAATCAATCCCCAATCAGCAAGAAGACGAACAATACGATTACGTCTTTGAACGTCGTTTACAGTAAGATTGGCATGTTTGCGAAGAATATGACAAGACTGGTAAAGTTTTTTCTCCTTTCTAGAAGCAACTCCGATACGAGTCAAAGTTTCACGAACCTTTAGAAAATCATCTGGTTCATTTAGGATAACTTCCACCATTTGGTCTTGTGACCAATTTACTTGTGGTTCAATTGTTTGAGTTGTCATTTTGTTCCGCCAGTTTCAAGTCGTTGTTTAATAAAGCTGATTTGCTCTTTCGACAAAATTTTCAGTGCTTGATATGCTTTTTCATTACTATATCCATAGTATTGTTTCACACATTCTAAGTCTTTGATTTTATCTTTACGGAGCCAGGGAGAATACCTCTTCCTTTTTCTTATAATATTTAGATAAAATGAATATTGCATATCTTTGTCAAGATGATGATTTATATTCATCTCATTTGCATACATAATGCAGTCTATATGTCCACTAAGACAACGATTAATAATATAGGGTGCATAATCTTTAATATTTGATGTATCTTCAATCAAATTTTCTTTTGAAAAATTGATTGAATTCAACCAATCCTTTAATTCAAGACTCATCGAATAATCTCCAAATCAGTTCCAGGTTTCCATAATTCAAGTTCGGTTCTAAGTTTATTATCTCGAAGTAACTTTTCATATCTTTTTGATGCCTTGACTTTCCACCATTCAATAACTTCTTTAGGTTCATATCCAAATTTAGAAATATAATATCTTTTCTTTTCAGTCAAAGACTTAGCATGTTCAATACACTTTTTAAATTCTTGTAACTTTGAATCATCTTGAAGAGACTTTATGATGATTGAAATCATCTTGGTTTGAATTTTAAGTTTTTTTGAAGACTTATCTGCTGAGATTAACCTTTCCCCACCATTAGCATTATTATTAAACCACCAAAACATTTCACGAAAATAGTCATCATGAAACAATGGAAGGAAATTGCTTTCAGTATCTCCTATGTGTCGAATATATGGTTTAAGACCATCATACATAGATACCCCTTTTGTTGTACCATACAATGAAGTTGTTTCAAAGTAATGTAGATCAGTTCCATACTTTGAATCAAATTGTCTTTTTAACTCATTAGATGATGCTAAAAGTGCTAATAGTTTTCCGCCAAGATAATTGTACCCAAATGGTTGCACTGGGACAATATTAAAACCCATCACAAACTCTTTATTAATTTTTGATAGGGGAAGCACTTCACCAAAATAATCATTTCTTGGTTTAGAATTAATAGTCGGCGAACCAAATCTAATAACTCCTACAATTTTATTTGTAGTGTCCTCAGAAACTATCCATTTGATTGTTCTTCCCGGAATTGCTTCTTCAATAGGATTAGAAGCAGTTTCATTCAAAATATTAGAATACAGTTCTTGATTATACTTAGATTTTGGTTTTGGGGAAGTATCTACAACATGAATAGAAAATTTCATGTCATTTGGATGAAGATCAAAATTAGAAAATATTTCATCTTCTGATCCGAATAATTTCCCAGACGAATATTGGATTCTACTACTTTTTACAAATCTCAAATAGTCATCAATCCTATTAAATTTTGAATAGTAATCAATAAATTGATCTGCTGCCCAAATTGCTTGCTCTTGAGATAACATATTATAAAATTTCTTCCATTGAACTCAACAATTCAGTTGATGTTATTTTTTTAGGTAATGGGATAACATCTTTTGCCAAAAATTGATAGTCTCCAGATTCTAACTTAAAAGTTGCTCCAGCACCATCACAGTCTGTTCTGGAATAAACAGTTTCCCATGTCGTATACGCTATTGACATTTTTTTAGTGTCAACCAATAGCATGTAGTCAAATGTTTTTTTAATATCCTCTTTTGTTAACAATTTTTTATTTTTTCCAGGTCTTTTGTTAATAAGAACTACTCTCTTACAAGAACCATTCTTATTAAAAATTCCAAGAGAACCCTTCATTTCATAAAGCGTGCCATCACTACCAATAAAATCTCTGCCATCTTCATAATCTCCAACATATTGAAGTTGTCCATTAGACCATTTAGCAAATGACTTTTCTTGCAAAAATGTACGAAAAGTTTTGAATGCGTTAGATTTCATTTGAGGAGTATTGGTTGCTTGAACGCAACCAAAAAATTCTCCAAGATTAATTTCTTCAATGTTAATCATAATAATTTAAAATCAATTTATGCTAGTCAAATAACTTATTATTTAAATTCACATTCGCACATGATTTCAGTTAGTGCTGCTAGAAGGTTAATCTCCTGATCAGCCACGAACGCACATTGGTATTGATACTTAGCAGCAATAAGAACGGCAGCAGGGATAGATTGGGGTTCAAGGCAATCAAAAGAGGCGTCATAAATCCTGCGAAGTAGGCTAGAAGCATCGTTATCCAAGTTGGAGACCACCCATTTACGAACCTCGGTGAAGTTTTTGTCTTTGAGATTTTTGATGAGTTCATTTACTGAGATGTCTGAGAACGACGCGAGAATTCCTGAGTCAATTTTACCCCCCGTAGAATATCGTTGACATTCGTTGAGCACCCTCCTGAAATCCGGGAAGTGTTTTGATACGAGTTCTGCAACGACTTTTTGATCATATTCAATTTTTTCACGATCCAAGATTGTTTGAAGTCGTTGAAAGAAACTACCTGCAAGTTGAACTCTTTGCTTCCCTTTGATGGTGAAGTCAATGACTGCGCAACGGGAGTGAAGAGGTTCAATAATCTTGTTCTTGTAGTTGCAGGTGAAGATGAATCGGCAGTTGTTATAAAATGCCTCAATATTCGCCCGTAGTAAGAGTTGTACATCTGAGGTTGTGTTGTCACTCTCATCCACAATAATGACTTTGTGCCTACCATTTCCTTGAAGTGAGACGGTCGAAGCAAAGTTCTTTGCTTGGTTTCTGACAGTATCCAAGAAACGCCCTTCGTCGGATCCGTTGATGACATAGTAATCTGCTCCAAGTTGTTCGCACAGTGCTTTCGCAATCGTAGTTTTTCCAATGCCTGGAGGACCAGACAATAGTAGATTGGGGATTTCACCTTTATTAATAAAGTCCAAAAAAGTTTTTTTAGTATCTTCTGGAAGGATACAATC